CGCTTCCATTTTTGTCGGATTGTTGATTGCGTTCCAATCCAATGACCGCATCACTAAGTTGAGCGATTGCAGCGCTTCCTCTAAGTTGTCCGAGGGTGACCCTTGCCCCTTCTTCATGGTTTTTGTCTTGTTGTGTTCGTCGCAAATGACTGACAAGGAACATTGCAATACCAGTCCGTTCAACAAGTGAACGTAACCGTGTCATTGTCGTGTCAATCATTTTCCTTTCATCACCATCAAGACCACTAAGTAGGATAGAAAGGTGATCTAAAAATATAACCCTGCAGTCGAGTCCAGCAGCCAAGTATTCGATCCGATTGTAGATGACATCAGGATCAAAGCTACCGAAACCATCGAAAAGATAGAGATTCCAATTAGCAATAGTGTCTTGATACGCTTGGGTGAGGGTAGATCGTTCATGTTCTCCGATATGAAGTGATTTGCCAACGGATGCTGACATCAACCCTAGGGCTGTACGACGGTTGGATTCTTCCAACGCCAAATAACCGATCCGTTCCCCCTTGTTAAGAAGGTTAGTTGCAAGTTCACGACAGAAGCTGGATTTACCGATACCAGATCCTGCAGTGATTGTGACAAGCTCTCCATACCTGATCCCGTGAAGCTTTGTTTGTAATCCTTGAAATGGGTAGTCATGATCTGCTGCTGGTGATGGTGTGGTGATGACATCAAGTAAGTTTTTGGCATCAATGATGCCTTCAGGTTTGTATTGAACGTGGTCGTAATTACAAACAGCTCGGATGGCTTCAGTGTTGTTGTCCTGTAAAGCCTCTGAGGCATCCTTGTAATCGTCTAGAAAGCCGATGAAAACCTTTCCAGGTGGTAAGACACTTGCAGCCTGCTTAGCGCCTTCCTGGCCTGCCTGATCATTGTCAAAAAACAGGACGATTTTATCGTAGTAATTGATCCATTCATAATTGTTTTGGATCGCTTTCTTTGCAGAGGCTGCACCGTTAGGGATGGAAACAACAGCCCATCCAGGCTGTGCCTCCCAAACTGACATAGCATCCATTTCACCTTCAACAATGACTAGCTTTTGCGCTTTGCCTGTTGTTTTGTGACGGAAATTCTGCATACCAAAAAGTGTTTTGACAACACCTTCGCAGCGAAAGTCTTTTCCTGTTGTTCTTACTTTAGCCCCAACAAGAACTCCATCCACGTCATAATAATAGTGACGAAGAAGTTGTCCATCTTTGTAGGTTTTGAAGAACTCTGCTGTTTGTTCGCTGATGTTTCTGTTGGATATGCGGATGGCAGATCCTTGTAACTTGACATCATTCATTTTTGTGGAGTGTTGAATTGACCCATCGCCTGTTGTGTGGTAACCACATTTATGGCAATGTTCGTGACCATCTGTGTAAATGCTGTTTGCATCTGACGACCCACATTCAGGACAAGGTAAGTGTCGAACAAACTCACTTTCTACATTAACCATTTGAGTGGAATGTTTGCGAAAGAACACCAAGGAATGCCAAGCTTTTCACAGTAAGCAGCATAAGTTGTTTTTGATTTTTTAGAGATGGTGTTAAATGGTGCTTGAAATACCATCCGAAGATCTATGTCAGGGTTTTGTTCTTTCACTGCTTTGATCTTTCGTCGATCAGCAGCATCCCAATACCCTTTGCATTCCAGCCAGACCCCATTCGGAAGAATGAAGTCTGGACAGTATTTGTGCTTAATGACATAATCCACCTTGACGGTTTCATACTCATACTTGACATTTAGATTGACAAGTAAATCAGCAACCTTTTCCTCAAGTTTGGAGCGGAATGCCATTATGCATCTTCCAATGCTTTTTCAATAAGTTCATCCACAATCTCATTAACTGCACGTTGCATCTCATAACGAAAGTCATCACGAGATTTTTTGTACTTGGTGACAGAGATAGGTGGAAGTTTAGCAGTCATGTTGCATTGGTAAAGACCAAGCTCTTCGTTTTTAAAAATGTCAAGTTCAATCATCAGAAATCATCCTCATTTTCAACAGTTTCAAAAGGAACCACATTAGGTTCAGATGTTTTGAATCCTTTGGTTTTTCCAAACAATTCTGCAGCATCAATATCATCCATGTCACCAGCATCAATACCAGCGGCAGATGACAACGCTACAATTTGAACAGCTTTAAGCTTTAGGCTAGTTCCGTAAGTCACACCATCTTTCAAGATGTATGGCTTTTGAACAAAAGCGAGCTTAACTTTACTACCAGAATAAAGAGGTGTCGAAGGATCAGTAATTAGAGTACCTTCAGTGTCAACAATGGGAGGTTTAGTGTCATCGTTCCAGGAGAACTTGACCATGTATTGACCTTCAGCTTTTTCTTCCCAAGGTTCAACTTTAAGTGTTGCACGCTTTGGATTCTTCAGCTTAGATTCAGCCCACTTAAGGCTTTCAATGCGATCTTCTTCAAGTTGATCAATGAGGTCTTGACCGACCACAGCAGATAGTTTGTAACCAAACTTGCCAGGTTGCAGTACAGCTTGGAATCCTTCAAGAATAACAGGCTGTTCAGTTTTAATGATGGTTCGTGCCATTAGCAGAAAAAATAGGTGGAATCAATGACCGATGATGGTTCAAGTGTGTTGATCATCGGTGGTTTAGTCTTTGCGTTAATTTGTTCCGCAAAGGATGTTAAGTAGTCATGCTCCGCAAATAAGTGCATGTATGTTTCACGAACAATGGTTGATAAAACAGACATGTCAGTAGCACGACAAAGAACCGAGTCGTGTATGAGGGAAATCGGAGCGTTGAAGCGTAGTGCAGATAGGTGAAGTAGTGATGCATCAAGTGAATGAATCAGATTGGGAGCAGTAGCATTTTTGTGGTGTGCACGATCTACTTTGTCTGTGTCACCGGTAGCTACCTTAATTTGACAGCGACCAAGTAAACGTAACTCAATCTTTTGAAATTTTGATTTCATTAGTTTTTGAGTCACTACAAAACCAGAAGGTGTTACCCACTTTAATTTGTCTTGACCTTCGTCAATAGCATTTGCAACTTCTTTTTCAATCCACTTCATAACAGCCATTGGACCAGGGACAATTTTATCCATGGCTTTTCTGACTGCTGCAACTGTCTCAGATAATTCTTCCTTACTTATACTGACACCTTTTTCAGTCAAAGCTTCACGTATGTAGCTTCTATTTGAAAATGGTTTTGCATTGTAAGGTACTGTCATAACTACACGTTTGACAGTTTTTCTATCCATGTAAGGTTGGATAGATTCTGGACAGTCTGGTTTAGCTGTTTCTGCAACTACTTTGTATGCATCCTGTGGTTTATCACTTGGTAATACATTTACAAGCTTTGCTGTACTTGCATCACGTGCTAATCCTGCCAGGATTTGTAATCCACTACAAGTGGCGTCCGTGGCTATAGGTAACCTCGTATAGTTACGAGTACAAGCTTCGACACAATGATAATACTCATCACATGCAGCTAAGAATTGCCAAGGTTCATCAGCAGCTTCCCATTCAGGTAAGTTGTTGATTGGATCTGTAGCAACTGCTTTGATGATTGTGATGTTGTCTTGTGCCCATTTAAGACGTTCTTGCATTGTTGCTTTATCAAGTCCGTAAGTGGTAGCGACTTGAAAAGCTAACCATTGCTCAGCCTCTGGTGTCATAAATGCTTGTTTATAAAAACAAAGCAATGACTTACCGAAGTCTGTGTCTTGTGGTGTCAAAAATGCAGGGATTGGATAAGCTCTTCCTCTGTAGTCAAATGACCAAGGAATGAAGAACTTGTCTTTGTCCTTGAATTGTTTGACTGCATTCATTGTCATGCGTGTTCTACATGATTTTTGAAATGCTTGGGCATTGACGTTGCAAACTTCTGCAGCCCTTCGCCTGTAATCCATTCGTGAATCATAGTTCTCTGCAATGTCTACAGGTTTGGGTGGCAAAGGCATCTCAACAATAGGGATGAACTTACCTACCTCTCGACCTTTTTTAAGTAACGTCTCAGCAACGTCAACCACAAAAGGATTCAAGGTGTAAGCAACCTTCTGGATCTTGTTCAGAAAGTCGATGGGTTGTTCTCCCTGTATACTGAAGGGGTCTCCCCTCCGCACCATGTCGTAGCCCATCATCACTTCGTTCAGAAGGTAGCCCCCAGCTTGAGTCTCACTCCAATCGTTAGGCTCAATCAGCATTGGCCAGGCAATTGGACTGAACAACTCAGCTGTTTCCATTAACTTATCTTTTTGCAAGAGAAAATCAATGGAAGGCATAACCAAATTGATTTGTTTTTTACCTTCGTAAACTGTTTGACGATCAAACCAATTACTTGCATTGCAAAGATTGTCAAGCAACCAGCCACCTAACTTGATACGATTTAATCGTCCCCAAGTTTTCCAATGTGGTACATCAAAGCGATTGATTAGTGTAGTAATAACACTTACCTTTTGCTTTGTACCAATTGATTTGTGCCAGTACTTTTCTTTTATTTTGTGAAGAAGTCCAGGTACGTTCTGTTCATAAAAACGTATCTTACATTCATCTTCAACAGCTTGACCAATACAATCCATGACATTTTGCACCTGATTTGACTTTTGTTTCGTACTGAAAACTTTGTCAATGGTGATCTTACATGTAATGGCAGCTAATACTTCTGCCTCAATGTCACCTAAAAAGTCATGGATTTCTTTGAATGCAGCACCGGTGTGCCCTCGTTCTATCCTTGATCTTGTTTTGTTAATTTGAATAACAACAAGTGGGATAAGCTCTTGAATTGTGGATACACCATACACCGAAGCGCTGGCATAGTCTTTGTCTTCAAGCTTTGAGGTGTTTTCATGAAGTGATTCAAGTCCAATGCGGATTTGCTCACGTTCAAGTTTAATCTGCTCGTTGATTTCAGATTCGGTCGGCATTCACTTCCAAATATTTGACTGAGTTCATGTCTTCAATTTGTGAAAGCATTAGCTCAATCAATTCATCACGATTAGGATGATCCTTTACTTCTTGAAGGAAGTTGTTGATCATCTTATCAGTCATCATCATCAAACATCTCCGGGTGTACGTAAAAGATTTTATCGTGTGTGCAAATAACAAGTTCATGGTCCAAGGTATTTAAATACTCTTGGATTTTGCCCTCTGCTGCACTTTGACGTTTGTAAACATGTTCGACAACCTTACTATTTTCAAGGTTGGTGGCTCTGATGATTACGTTGTAGCTGGAATTAATCTCCCAACCTGCAACTTTCCAATCCATAAAGTCATCATAACTAATGGTTTCAAAATCATCAGCTGGTACATCTTTGAACCTTTGCCAGTTATTTGGAAAATACTTTTTACCCATTTCAATAACATCTACAATCTTTGTGTTGTTATCATCGGACAACTCTAAAGCTAGCCATGCAGCTTCTTCAGAATCGGTGGCAAGAATGTAGAAACATTCACCACTAGATAACACTACTTGGTAGTCACTCAGTCCCTGGCTTTGGTTTTCTGCGTCGTGCTGGTCTTGGCTTGGTTGGTGGTGGTGCTGAAACATAAGATTCGCGTTTGCTTAGTTCTTCATAGATGGGTGTCCATTTGTGGTTTGGATAGTAATGCATCCAACAAAGGATTGCATTCCTGATGAAGTAGTCATCATCAAATGACTTAGCTTTTGGTTGCATTAATGAAAGACCTCCTGTCTAGTTTGTAGACAATAGAAAGTAATTGTTGCTGGGTGATCAAGCCAATGCGTCGATCTGCAATGGCTTGCTGAATCAAAGTCTCAGCGTCCATGATTACTATGGTTTTTCAGTTGTCTAGGTTCTTTTTATGGAAGGTTTAATGATTTCCCCTCCACACCAAAGAGAATAGCCGAGCTGCACAGAAATGCAACCCGGCCACTTGGATAAACTGTCCACTGCTTTTGTTACAGTGGTGTTACGTGTGCTTGGTTCTTTAGCATTACTTTATATTTGTGCCAGCGTCCTTGGCATGTGATTGTGAATCCACACGTGTGACAATTTATTCGTATTAAAAAAGCCCCGCTATTCGCAGGGCTAAGTGTTAGAAATACTCGGGAAAGTAGAGGCGGTGGTTGATAATGTAGACAGTCTGATCATTTAGCTCTGACTCCATAAACTCCTCACTATCTTTCAACAATTGACGGATTCTTTCGTAGTGCTCCATTGTTTCTAATTGTTCGTCAGTCATACAAAGCGAAAGGAGAAACACCAGCCCTTGCCATCGGCTGATTCATCGTGCCCTTGGTATTGCAGACTTTCGCCTTCAAACCAAGAGGAAAGCAGATACACAGCAGCGTAGGCATGTGCATCTAAAGTGCTCAAGCTGTGATCGTAGCCCACTGTTCGGCTGTAGTTTGTGCCGTTGATTGTTGCTTTAATCCGGGATCCTTTGGTATCTGTTGGACCAAAGAATTTAGTACTGATCATCACAAGACCTACGGGAAGTTCACGAGTCAGTGATTTAGCTAGGTCTTTTAGTTCGTCGTTGGTGCAATGATTGCCGCAATTAGCAGCGTTAACAAGACGTGCTGGTGTGGTGATCGTCATGGACTCAAAGGATGAAAGAAAGAGCAAGGGATGAGAAGCCTGCAAACAAACAAAGCAGACTCACACTTGGCATGGTTGCACAACAAGCGGCAACAAGGAAGACACAGGCAAAGAAACTTAACATAGGTCAGAGCTGGTGATGAGGTTTCCGCGCTGGTCGATGCAGTTATAACCGAGACCAGCTATCTCGTCG